TTATTCCCCCCGGCGCAAGGCAAACGGATACTTTTTCCCCTTCACTTCGGCGATTCCTCGCTCCACGTAAGCGGTAGCGGCCGAATCCCACTCCGAAAAGATCGTTATGTCATCGTATTCGAACGGTACGATAACACGTCCGCGACCGTCCAATACTCCGAATCGAAGCAACCCGGTAGAATCGGGAACACCTGCGGAAGCATGCCCGAATTTTCCGCTCGGGTTCACCTGATAGACCTTATAGTCGATCAACGGTTTGCCGGAAACATCGAGCAGGGTACAGGCCCGGGAAGCGAAATCCTCCCCTTCTCCGACCCAGGTCGTTCCGAACGGCGTGGGCTGCACCCAATCGTAAATACAAGGTAGGATTTCCCGTCCATTCCGGTCGATACTGCCGTACTTCAAAGCACCGCCGGAAACAATGCAGACGACCGCACGGCCATTTCGGAACGAAGAAACCTCGTAATACTTGCATGGGATGACCAACGTCCCTGCGGCATCGACAAATCCCCAGCGTACATAATATTTCCCCATCTGTCCGACAGCGGCCAGCACTTCGGAAAAATCGGCCGCACCGTCGTATATCGGAGCAATCACTTCGTTACCCCGACGATCGATGAATCCGTATTTCCCGGTAAATTCAAAATCCCTTTTTCCATAGCCGGACTTACCGCTCCATTCGCCTTTGGCTACGACTGCCATTCCTTCGGAAAAATCCCGGGCATAATCGTATTTCAATGGAATTACGACCTGTCCCAGCGTATCGACATACCCATAGCGGCGGACGGAATCCGTCCCCTCCTGTACCCGGGCAAGGCCTGACGAAAAACCCGCGACATCCGCATAGATACAGGGCACGACTTCACGCCCCTGACGATCGATAAGCCCGAAACGACGATCGTTCTTTTCCCCTTTGCCGACCACGGCAAACCCATTGGAAAAACTATCGGCATAGTCA